CTTGGACGCCGAATATCATAGAAAGGTAGGTATCATGGGCCACCTGTACGAAGGCGGTATGGCATCCAATGGAAAAAACATTTACAAGATGATTGTGGGTAGTGCCGTTTACCCGCCCAATTTCTTGGACTTTTGTCCTTCAGCCCAATCGTTATCAACTTACAACTTGGCCTACAAGAACGCAGGGTCGATCCCCGAACCATGGGACGTTCGTTGCCGCTGGAACTTTATGGCTATTGGCCGCGACACTCCTCTTGTTCGCACCTACTGGAAGAGCGTGAACTACCAGTGGAAAGACGGGAAGATTATCTTTTTTGCCGAAGACCCCGAAGCCCAAGCCGTTCAAGGCGTCACATGCCCAGATCTGGTTATCTCCAGCCAAGCCGTGGTCATCCATGGGTGTAAGGACGGATCTCTCCACAAAATGGCACAAGAGGGGTTTCCAATGCCGTCAGATTCCACGGGATTAAATACCCCATCGAATTCGATGGGATTAGATCAAAGTGTCAACAATGGGGCACAAAGTGGGACGGTTTGTGATAAAGCTTCAAAAGTGGTGCGTAAACCGCCCAAAAAAGCCAAGAAAAAGCGGGTAATCTCGGAAGTAGAGCGCGAACGCCGTAGGCAATCGATGATGGCGATTTTGCAAAGAAAGCGTGAACGAAAGGCCCAAGAGGCTGTCTAACGCTTCCTATGCAAGAAGTCATCTTTGAACCATCCGCCGAAACCGCCATCCTTTCCTGCCTCTGCCATGCCCCGTCAGAGGATCAGCGTGAGATCCTTTTATCCATAAAGGAAGATCACTTCTACCTTCAGGAGAACAAGATCATCTTTCGGGCGGTCATGCGCTGTATCGCCAAGGGGATGCAGGCAGACATTATCAACGTCAAGGGGGAGATCGAAGCTGCCAACGAGTACGATATCGTAGGTGGTGAGCAGAAGATCACAGAAGTTGCTACTTCGTGTGTAGCCCACAACAACTGGAAGCGCTACTATCCCAAGCTGGAGGAAGCCCGCTACAGAAGGTCGCTGGAATACTTGGCCAACGACATGGTTCACAAAGCCAGAGATCGCGAGCTAAAGATTGAAGAACTCAAGAACTGGTCAGAGACAACCGTCATGCGGGCTGACTACGAGATGGATGATGGTAGCAAGCTCTCCATCAACAACGCCTTGGATCGCGCTGCCCAGAACATCGAATCCACGATTGCTGGAAAGCCCTGTATCGGCATTCGCACTGGCATCACTCCATTAGATGATCTTCTCATGTTTGGCTTGCGTGGCGGGGACATGGTTGTCTTGGCCGCAAGACCAGCGGTTGGCAAGACGGCCAGCGCCCTTCAGATTGCCGAAAACGTGGCACTCAACCAGAAGAAGCGGGTATTAATCTTCTCTTTGGAGATGACAAGCGTTGCCCTCATGGAGCGCATGATCCGCTCGCGGGCGCGTGTGGGTGCTGCTGACATTCTATCTGGTCGGGTTACCCCGCATCAAAAGCAATCTCTCGGACGGGCCGTGCAGGAAATTCAAGCATCCGAAATCATCTGCGATGATAGCTCGGCCAAATCTATCGGCTATCTCAAGGCGGTTGCTCGCCGCGCCCATCAGCGCACCCCGCTAGACCTCATCATCATTGACTACCTCCAGTTGGTCAAGGGCGATAGCAAGCGCGGAAAAGACAATCGCGTGTGCGAGGTGGAGGAGATTAGTGGCGGCATCAAGGATCTGGCCAAGACCCTCAAGGTTCCTGTTCTGGTGCTGGCTCAACTCAACCGCGACCCAGACAAGCGCGGAGGACGCCCAAGCCTTTCAGACCTCAAGGGATCTGGAGCCATCGAACAGGATTCAGACATTGTCATCATGCTTCACAGCGAAGACGCCCAAGACCATGAACAGAATCCCACCATGGAGTTTATTGTCGGCAAGCATCGTGACGGCCCCACAGGCGTGGCCAACATGAGCTTTAACAAGGCAATTACCCGATTTGAGGTGGCGTAGCCTTCCAGCAATGGGATGGGAAGTTCAATCCTTCTCCGCCCTGTGCATCAATTGGAAGATGGACTGAGACAGCATTGTAGCAGCCGCAAACCCCGCAGGCTTTAAGTTGCTGGTCATAAGGCGTTGTCTTTGCTCCCGCAATATGGGGCAACATTCCAGCAATTCCCTTACAACCCCAACACCCAGAAGTAGGGATCTGTTGCGGACAAGACGCACATATTTTAGCCCTTCGTTCCGCTTCTTCCTGATCAACCAGTTGAAATTTGTTGTCTTTGGCAAAGTGGTACATTGCCTTTACCCACCGTACAATTTCTCCGAATCCAAGTGTTTGTTTGGCTGTTGAACACGGAACGCAGTTGGTATTCCCAGCAAGTCTGTCACAAAGGTTGTTGTCTATTTGTGACACAAGATCAACTGGAGGTGTTATCCCTCTGGATAGCAAAAGCTTCTCGCAGTTTTTTACCATATCCCAGTAATCCCCGCCTTGGACTTTCTCGTCAACGATTGGGCATTTAACCCACCACCCCTGCGGCGGCACATCTGTTTTTCTCTCGTAGCAAAATTTAGGCGCGTCACTCATTGATAACTAGCTCCGCTTCATAGGTGTTGTTTTCGGGAATCTTCATGGACTCCAGCTTGGTGGCAATATTGATCTGAATTGCATTTTGCTGATTATTGCCCTCGGAGAAGTTGATAGAGGCGGCTTCTGCCAACTGCTTGATATTTCTCATCATGCCAAGGGCTTCCATGCCGTCTAGATCTTGCGCGGCATCAGCGGCCTTTACCAGAACCTTGCCAGTTAAAAACTTGATGGATTTCTTCATGGTTTCCAGAGATGCTGTGATTTCCGACATCACGGAAGGAACCCCATCATCTTCCCAAGGAGCGGGAGATTGTTCGTTTACCAAACGCTCCCTACACTGAATCCAGCGTTGGGTATCCCGCCACAAGCAAACAGTAGACTCGCTCACCTTCAGTTCTTCGGCAATATCCCGCAGGCTACGCCCCGAACAGTACATGGAGAATCCCTTGATACATTCCATTCTGCGTTTCTTGTCCATCTCCTCCATTCTGGAAGGAGGTGCAACCAAGGCTACGGGACGTTCTTTATCCCAAGGGTAGAGGTTTTCTGCTTCGGGATTTTCCTGCCAGACCTTGACGTACTCGTCCCACTTCTCGCTATAGATTAACTTTTCCAGAGTTGGTTTATGCTTTGTTTCCAAGGCTTTCATTACCTCTGGTAATCCTCTCCCAGCGGCGTAGAGCCTAAATGCATTCTGTTTTTTGATGCGGTTTTCTGGCGTATCCCAATCCCGCTCTCCGCTCTTGCGCTTTTTCTCCATTCGGATTAGTTTAGTATAAATTTCATAAATGGCAACAGTTGATCAAGGGATAGAGAAATACGGGAGGTTGTGGTTACCCAAAGACGGACAGGCAATTACGCCAATCCGCATTGAGATGGACGCCTTCTTGCAGGGGCTTACCCCCGAAGAAGGGGGGCTTGGCAAGGCTCGCCACTATCGCAACGTTGTCTCGGCAATCTGGCCAACCTTTCAATGGCACAGGTGGGCGGAACTTAGCGCACAGGCATTCTGCAACCAAGTCTATGAGGTGGATGAGGCCACAGGAAACCGATTTGTCCGAAGTGTGACGGGTCTGGCTGGCGGTACCGACTCTGGCAAATCCTATGGTATGGCGGCGTTTGCGCTGGTTAACTGGTTCTGCGACCCCATAAATACGATGACCATTGTGGTCTCTACGTCCAAAATTGATGCCAAACAGCGTATCTGGGCGGCATTGGTCAAGATGTATCGCGAAGCCCGAAACATGGGATTAGCCTCTGGAAGACTCATTGAGTCCATGGACATCATCAAGCTTTCGGATGAGGAGGGTGCTATTATTGATCCCGAAACAGGGGTGAGTGACGCATCATCCATCATGCTTTTGGCTGCTGGCGATGAATACAAAGACGATGCCCAGAAGCGACTTCAGGGTAAGAAAAATCGTCGTATCGTGTTGATTATTGACGAGTTACAAGATTGCTCGGCTTCGGTAATCAATGAGGCGGTCTGGGGGTTCAAGGGCGCACAAGAGCTTTATATTGTCGGCGCTGGCAACCCGTCCTCCATTTTTGACCCCCATGGGAAGTTCTGCGAACCCATCAAGGGGTGGATGAGTGTTGATGAGCAAACCCCGAACTGGAAGATACGGGTGGCTGGTATCGAAGGGGTGTGCATCAGGTTTGATTCAGAAAACGACAACCCGAACCAACAGTCCTTCGATGCTGGTAAAGGATTGCGTTATCCATTT